ACATTGGCCAACAAATCAGCGGCATCATTCAATTTCTCTCTTTCTCTCACGCAATATTTGTTTCCATCTACACCCGAGATAATACATTTCAAATTGAATACATCGGATTCAGAATAGATCTTTAAACAAAGGAGTAAAACACATGCAATAATGACACAAATGAAAATATTGGCTTTCATATAACGCGCGTTTTCTTATACTAGATACATATTTTTATTTTGCAAAATAAAATTGATTTGTATTTTTGAAACAAAATGTGTTTTCATTATGAATGAATAAATAAATAAATGGAAACTCACTATAGAAGCGTGGATAAATTGACTTTGTTATTGAAAAAATTGAACAATAACAAAAAAACTAGAAACCCGTATAAAAAAATGTTTCGAGTGGATACAATTCTAGATGCCAATACTAGATGTTGTAGATATGCAGGTGGTCAAAAAAACGGAGAATTAAAAAGACATTTGCAAATCAAATTTACTTCCCCAGACGAAAAAGGAGTGATTTGTATAAGTGTTTTGCTAGACAAATATCTTGAAATATACTCTTGATTGATTGCAAAACAGACAAAAAAATATATCTAATATGATCAACAAGTAAAGTCCAAGTAAAGTTCAAAAAAAATATAATAATAAAACATTTAAAGTCACAATGCTTTATTATTTCAAGAATGATTTCTCATTTAACACCTATTATTGGAACAATTGCTTATTTTTCTTTTCCAAAAAATGTAACCATAAATAAAAATAGTTTGCAATGTATTTCTTATATTCATAATACGGCATTGATTTTATTCAGTGGTTGGACTTTTGTATCATTGGTAAATTTGCTTCGAATACATGGGATCGTGTTTCAAGAAAACTATTATTTTCAAATCAAGGAATTTGATACCCTTATTTATTATTTCTATTTATCCAAATACTATGAATTTGTAGATACCTTTTTAATAACTCTAAGCGGAAAAACACCCCTTTTTTTACAAAAATATCATCATGTAGGAGCAGTCATATGTTGGCATTTATGTTATTATTACAAAACTGATTTTATATGGATGCCAACGATTCTAAATTCATTTATTCATAGCATCATGTATTTTTATTATTTACTTTCACTTGCAAAAATTCAGCAGATTCGAAGAATCAAAAAATATATTACTTCTTTGCAACTTATCCAATTTGCAGTGAATTATATTAATTTGTATTTTTATTTTCCACCAGTAGAAACCATATTTAATTATATAATTATGAATGTATTTGCGTTATATGGAGTTGGATTGCTTTTTTTATTTGGAAAATTCTTTACAGAAAGTTATATTGGAAAAATGAGTAATTGAAATAGTTTGATATACATATTGATAAAGTATATAAAGTTATTTTGACATAGTATATAACATGTCAAAATGACCAAAAAAACAATAGAATATGAAAAAAGTTTTGCATCCCATGAAAAAGCCAAATATTGGAACTATCGATTGAATCCAATGGGTCCTGAAAAGTATGCATTGAATTCACATTCTACCTGTTGGTTTGATTGTGATTGTGGACATAGTTTTGAAAGTTCATTATTGAATTTAAATCAATCAAATAATTGGTGTCCATATTGCAGTAGTCCACCAAAAAAAATATGTAATAATTTGGAATGTAAAAAATGTTTCGAAAAATCGTTTGCATCTCATCCTAAATCACAATTTTGGAGTGATAAAAATGAAGTAAAACCAAGACAAGTTTTCAAATCTGCTAATAGAAAAAAATATTTATTTAATTGTGTATGTGGTCATGAAATAATTATGTGTTTAAAAAGTATATCACGAGAAAATAATTGGTGTTCTTATTGTTCTCATCAAAAATTATGTGAAAATGAAAATTGTGAAAGTTGTTTCAATAATTCATTTGCATCTGTTGATACACATATCTTTTGGAGCAGTAAAAATATATTACAACCAAGACAAATGTTCAAAAGTTCATTAAAAAAAGTGTGGATGACTTGTCAAACTTGTAATGATGACTATGAAAAAATTTTAGCAGATTTAACAAGAAAAATAGGTTGTCGTTTATGTAAAAACAAAACAGAAAAAAAATTATTTGATACTCTTATAAAAACATATCCAACTATAAAAAGAGAGTATAAAGCAGATTGGTGTAAAAAAATTCGTCATCTTCCTTTTGATTTTGTTTTGGAAGAATATAAAATTATTGTGGAACTGGATGGAAATTGTCATTTAAAACAAGTAAGTAATTGGCGATCACCTGAAGAAACACATGAAAATGACATATACAAAATGAAATGTGCTAGAGAGAATGGATATAGTATGATTCGCATTTTACAAGAAGATGTTTGGAAAAACAAATTTGATTGGTTACAAGAGTTGAATAATGCTATTGATAAAATAAAAAAGGAAAACAAATCCCAATTTGTATATATTTGCAAGAATGATGAATATGTAGATTTTTTTACAGAATAAATTTTATAAATGAATATAAAATTTATATTAATTCCTTACTGAGCTTACCATAATTTTCAAAAATCATATTTTTTAGAAAAAAAATTACTGCATTCCAGAACCAATTTCTAACGGAACACGAAGAAAATCCGGACTAATTGTCGACTGGTTCCAAATTCCCACGTTAAGTTGTGGGTTAGGAGGTTCAGAGCGTTCTTGCAAGTTGGCATTTCTCAAGGAGCTGCCGATGGTGTCAATACCGATATTGTAACCGGCTTTCAACAAGTTGATGTTGGCCAATTCACCTTGTCCAGATGGGTTCAATCGAGCCCATTCGTTGTTGTTGTCCTTGGGAAGAAGATCAGCAGGATTTTGAATATTTTGTTTGGAACAAGCATTTGCCATAGGTTGGGGAGTTCCACTCACACCAGAAACAGAGGAGAAAACTTCATTTTGTCCTAAAGGTTCAGAGGGTCTTGGTCCAGAAGGGCGACCTGATCCCATGGTATTTGGATTACCTGCAGGAGGTGCAGAAGTTGGTGCATTCATGTATGCAGGGTTTTTCGAGTCATCACTCATGCGTTCCATACCATAAGAGCCTTTGGAGGTTAAATAGTTAGCAAACCAAGAGAGAAAAATGGCAACGGCAATAATGATAATAGCATTAAATCCATAATCCGTCCATAACTTTTTAAGAGAAAGAGTCATTATATATAAAATTAATGATAAAATATTTTCAAAAAATCGTATTAATTGTATTTTGAATCCTGATATATTTCCCTTAAAAGACATATATTTATCTTTTAAATGTTATTATTCGCCTAAATAGGATTCATCGTCATATTTATCAAAATCAACATCACCATCACTTTCATCACTTTCATCTAAATCATCCAACATATATGTTTTCTTAATATTTTTGGCTTCTAAAAAAGCAAGGATAGCTTCCTTTTTTGCTTTTTTGGCTTTTTCTCTCGCCATTTTGTATATTTCATAATACACTTGATTGGGTTTTTTCAAAGTGATTGTTTCTAAATTATGGATACCTACATCAAGAGTTGTATCAATATTGAATTCCTCTAATTCTTCAGGAAATATTAGAGAAGATTGCGATGATTCATGTATCTCTAGATGTTTATCATTTGCAGAGGATAGTGGCATTTCTAAATCTATATTTTGTTCATTATTCAAATGATTCTTATCTTCTACACTTGTTTGTTTTGCCGATTCGTTTTGAATCAGTTGTTCTGCTATTCTCTCTAATATCAATCTTTTTTCCATATTTATTTCATTTTCTTCTGTATTTACATCTGCGTTTACATCTGCGTTTACATCTGCGTTTACATCTGCATTTACATGTAGGTTTGTATTTGCGTTTGTATTTGCGTTTGTATTTGTGTCAGTTTCATTCAATTTAATCAAATCTATATTTGTTTCTTGAAAGGGAGCAACATATTCATTCTTTGCTAATTTTCTCTCTTTCATGCTGCTTTTAATGAGACAATTTTCAAATATTTCATCTGTATTCATAATCATGGCTTGTTTAATTTCCATTTCTATTTGAAAACTTTTACTGGTGAATTTGATACCTTGAATTTCCAAGATAGAAATAATTTCTGTTTCTGATTTGACATCTTCTATGGTCAATGGAGTTTCATATTGATTGTAAATTTTGATAACAGGTAAATTAGTAGAATAATTCATTTTAACATTGACACGTAATAAATAAAATTTTCCCGATTTATATACACGTAAAGGAGCCGTAAATGCAGTTTCAATATCATCCATTTCTAGTTGGTTTTGAAACCAAGATTCTTTTTTTTCATAAATTAATTTTTGACAAGTGTTTTCTAGATTTTCCATCCAGTGAATAAATTCTTCATCACCATTATTAAACATTAAATCACAACACATTTTTTTGCCATTTTTGATGAATCCTTGTTTGGTCAAAGATTTGGGTGTTTCAATGTAGAGTGATTTTTTATCCATTAATATTTTTGTAAAATAGGTTCCTCCATTCATGGATTGAGGATGAACTAAAGATACATTTGTAAAATCAAATTCAGTGTTTGGTTGAAATATGATATTATTCATTATTTATTGATTAGATATTTCTTTTTCCATGATGGACGCAAAAAACTACGCAAAAAAGCGTGTAAAAAAGTATAAATACATACTAGATGAAAGATTCATTGGTTCAACAATGTTTAGAAATTTTGAAAAAAGAAGACATTAAAAATGAATTGAAAATATTATTCAAACCAGTCATGGATATTATTTTGTATGAAATCAATCCTTATATTTACATTACATTAATTCTGGTTTTTTGTATTTTTATTATGATTTTAGCGATATTGATATTATTGATATTGGTTTTGCGTAATTATAGCAAAATATGATATGGACGTGTTGAATAAATATCATAAGTAAAAAAAATTATTGGTATATATTATAATGAAAATGGAAAAAAAGAAAACAAGACAAAATCGTAATAAAAAAACAAAACTACATAAAACATGTAAAAAAGTTGGCGGTGATTTACCAATGTATGAACAAAGATATCCAATTCAACAACCACAACCACAACTACAACCACAACTACAACAAAGGTATCCAACTCAACCACCAGCAAATGATGGTGGTCTTGCAATTGTAATGTTTGGTTTAGGAATAGTAGGAGTTATTGGATTGTATGCTGGTTTCTCAAAATAATTGGGTCATTCATTCCAAATACAAAATATATTTTTTCTTAATTTATTATATACAATGGTTAAACATTCACATAGTCGTCGTTACAAGCAAAATAAACGCGGTGGATCTGCCAGTGCAACCCCTTGGACAAGTGCTGCTACTTATACCATGGCAAATTACGGAACACAAGACACACAATATAAGAATGTCTTTGGACCAGATCCAGCACCCAATGCATATGGAAATTATGTTGTAAATCAGCTTATTCCAGGTGCGAATCTTCTTCCTGCGTCTGTTTCCTCTTCAGCATCTCCTTTGATTACGGGTGGTCGAAAAACCAGAACCAGAAAACACAAATCCAAATCCAAAAAAGGTGGATTTTTAGGAGAAGTTGTTAATCAAGCCATAGTTCCGTTTGGTTTAGCTGCATTACAATATTCTTATAAGAATCGTAAACACAATAAAAGCGCACGCTTTTCAAGTTCTCGTAGAACACGCAAGCGAAGTAGTCGTCGTTAGAGATTTCCTCGCAATAA